TCGAATCCCAAGAAAGCGTTTCTTGGGTAAATAAAGTTCTTAGTCATAATTGCCTCCTATTGACTAGCAAGGTTTTACGAGTCCCGGTTATCGGCGACTCTATAATATATATAATACTTTTTTTTAAATGTACATAGCCTGTACAAACTTTTTTTACTTTGAACCATTTCCTATGTTGTACTTTGGACATAGGTTCCATTCGTCTTTATCTTTAAAAGATATAATCTTAATTTGTCTTAATGGTGCAATTGGTTCTAGCTTTGTGGCTGTATCAATCTGTAGTAAACCCCAATCACTCATAAGTGTTGCGATAGTATTTCTTCTGGCTACATCATTTTCTTCTAAGTTAGATTTCTTACCGTCGAGCAAAAAGAGCTCTTTAAAGTGCACGATAAAATATCTGCCTTGTTTGTGAAGTATATGACATGATTGATAGAGTTTGTTGTCTTTACGAGATGCTACACCAATTCGTGTTAATGTTTCTCTTATCTTTAAAAAATCATCTGGTTCATTTAACGTGACTTCCAACATATTAGCTGGAGCCCATTCTACAATATTACTTTCTTCCACCGGTCATTACCTTATTTTTCAATTCATTAATCTGATCAGTGGTTAGAAGAGATAATACTTGGCGGGCTTTTTCATTACTATAGCCATAATATTTTTTTACTGCTTCCAAATCACTTACAGTTTCTGGCTTATGCCATTTAGAAAACCTTTTACGTTTTCTAACTATATTTATAAAAAAATCAAATTGTAAACGATTGTCAAGGTGGTGGTTGCGATTCATTTCATTTGCTGCAAGAACCGTATCTGGAAAGTATGATAGTTGTCTATTAATCATGTACGGAGCATATCCTTTCTCCGTTACATCATCAACCATTATATCTTTCTTAGTATAGTTAATTGCATTTACATATTCAACGGGGTTAATAATAAATTATCTACTTTCTGCGCATCAGTAAGTTCAAAGCTACTGTTAAATGATATTACCGTTTTTTGTTTTGCGGAATTTGTATTGGACCTATGTATTATATAGGCAGGAAAGGTAATCAAATCACCTTCTTCTACGTCAATTTCTTTAATTATTTTTTGATCTAAGACATTAAAGAATTCTGTCTTATTGTTTTTATCAGGTAGTTCTAAGTAATAAATGTTAGCAAATTGTGCTTGACCATGTGTATGCCAGTCGTGTTTATCAAACTGCCAATATTGTTGAAACCATGCATGATGTATTGTCATTTCTTTAGTAAACATAAACTTAGATTGTTCTTGCATAATAGATTCTATTGTTTCAAAGAATAAAGGTAAGTACGTTCTTTCATGATTTTCATCTAAGTGATAATCTGTTCTAGTGATAAATGCATCATTGTAAGTAGTAGAATCTGCTTCATTATTTTTTATAAGATACAAAAGCTTCTCTCTTACTTCATCATGATTTTTAACTTTATTGATGAAGTAAAAGCTATTTAAATTACATACTTTCATTTTGAGTTTCCTGATACAACGTATTAAATTCTTCTGTAATTGGCACTACATTTGAATCCCACCAAGCTATGAAAGCTTGATAGTTGTTATCAAAATATGATTCTTTTATAAAGTTTTCAACCTGCATACAATCAAATGCCATTGATGGTTGTAGTAAGCTGTGTGCTGATAATAACTCACACATTGCTAATTGATTTACAAATTGATTTAGCATTTCTAATTCCATTATATATCCTTTGCTATTTTTTCAGCAAGAGCCATGCCCATAGTCCAACCTAAATGACCGGCTCCAGTATTAACCCACAAGCCTTTTATCTTTCCTACAATAGGTATCATATCAGGTGTCATTGGTCTTAAACATGCCCATTTGTTATAGTTATCTCTTTTTATGAATGTGTTTTGTTCTACCCAATCTGCTAAAGGTTTGATTCTATCTTCACGTATATCATGATTCCATTCAGCTAATTCTGCAGTACCAGCAACTCTAAACATATTATTTGCAAATGGTGATGCTACTATTTTTCTTTCATCATCGAGTACTGATATGTTAGGACCTTCATATGCATTCTCATAAGTTATCGAATAACCTTTGATAGGGTATACATTAACCGGCACTAAGTGTGGAGTGTATGCACCAGCACATACAATTATTTCATCGTATTCTTTTTTAAGATCATCTAAACTTAAAGCCATATCACGTTTGCCTGATAAAAACTTAATTTCACGTGTTGGTACTATTTTATTAACTCTAATACTAAAATCATATTTAGTATCTTTCATCATGTGATTACATAGGTTTTTACAAAACGCATGTATATCTCCAACTGAATCCGCTTTAGTCAGTGTAGCACCAATAACATCATTTGATTTTATATTGTATTTAATAAGATTAGTTTTTGTTTCGACTCTACCCCAACCAGTATCTTTAAATTTATCAAGTGTTTTACGTGCTTTGTCCCAAGACTTTTTATTTTTGTATATATGTAGTATACCACAATCGTTATGATGAAATTCAATACCAGTTTCTTTCATTAACTTCTTCATTAATTTACGAGAATGTAAACTGTATTCTATAGTTTTACGTGTATTATATTCATATCTGTTTTTAAGAGTGGCACCGACAAATCCAGCAATCCATTTAACTTTTGACCAAGACCAAACATCTGGTCTAAATGCAAGTGGAGCATCTGGTTGTGTCAACCATTTAATACCTTTAGCTATGTTTTCATAAGTGTTCCACACTTCAGCATTGCATACAGACAATTGACCGCCATTGGCATAGCTGCATTGTTCTGCAATACCATTAGGATCGTATAGTCTTACTTTATGTTTTTTGGATAAAAAGTATGCTGTAGTTATACCAGCAATACCACCACCAACAATTGCTATGCGCTTTTTAGAGGGGCCCAACTTTCAACTCCGCCAACGTAGTTATCATAATCAATCTCTGCTTCTATGTGTTCTTTAGTAAGCTCAGATGTAGGAAGTTTATTTAAATGTGTATTATGCCAATACAATTGAGGAACTGTTCTGTGTCCTCTTTCTCTCATGAAATCTTTAGCAAAGAGATCATAACTGACATTGACTTCTCTATATCTGTAATCCCATTCTGCAAGTTTCTTTTTCATAATATGACAATATTCACAATTATCTTGTGTGTAAAGTGTTAGGTTAATTGAATTGGACATCTGACATTACCTCCGTTAAGCATGCTACTACGTTAAGTTCGTGATCAGCAACAAAAGCATTCTTATATTGATAATCACCAAGGATTAAAACTAGTTGTGGTATAGACTGCGGGGCAACTTTCTCAGCCATACGATCGTATATGGATCTAAAGATTGCTGCTGCATCTGTATCTATATTGTTTACAACCCAAGATCTCATCTTTTTAAAATCTTTATTTTTCAAATAAGAGAAAAGATCATCATAGTTTTTATCACTTACAACATTTACTATACCAGCATCAATGTTACCGTTAACTGAATATCTTTGTAATTCATTGATAACTCTACGCCAGTCTGGTGCAAATTTCATGATTAAATCTGCAACTGCCATTTGTGTATAGCTTACACCTTCTTCTTCAAGAATGTACTGACATCTTTTCATGAATTGACTTGCTATAGGTGCAAGATCTTTTTTAGATGTATTAAATTCATATACACCACATCTTGAATGTAGTGGTTCAATGATTCTATTCTTAAAGTTGCAAGTAAGAATAAATCTACAATTACTAGAGAACTCTTCAATGAAACCACGAAGAGCAGGCTGTGTTGATTGTGGATTTAAATAATCTGCTTCATCAAGTATTACAACTTTAAAGTCACTCGATAATGAAACCGATGAAGCAAACTGTTTGATTTTAGTTCTTAATGTATCGATGTTGCCCTCTTCAGAACCATTAATCAATATGTAATCACAATTAAGTTCATTACACATTGCTTTAGCAACAGTCGTTTTACCTAACCCGGCGGTGCCAGTAAATAACATATTTGGTAGTTCACCACCATCAATTATTTTTTGAAAGGTTTCTTTTAGTTTAGTAGGTAGTATAGTATCGGCAACTTTTTGTGGCCTGTACTTTTCAACCCATAAGTACTCATTAGACATTTACGCGTTTCTCCATAACAAATAAAATAAAATTCAATAAAGCGTAATTACTTTTTAGCAGCAGGTTCTTCAGCTGGTGTTTCCATTGCTTTTTCTTGTTGAATAGTTTCACATAGTTGAACTATCTGAATGCACTGATCCCTTAGTCCACCAATAGTAGATAACTCTTCACCTTTAAATCCACCTCTTTGTGTTACCGCATCGATAACAGCGATGGTACTTCTTGATGCCTTATTAGAAAGGTCATATAATTGGTCATTATTGCTTGTCATTATTAAACTCCGTAAGTTGACGATTTTTCAAGTGCAATCCAATACTTTACACTTAATTCTTTATGGGAAAACTGTGTTATTAATTTCGAAGAAATTTGAACATCATAATCACCAGGTAATATTTTTAAGTTAGATATATCTATAATAAAATTAAATACAGCATCTTCTTTAAATTCACCATCAATATCAATTGAATATGCATTTGATGTTGCATTTTGATTTTCAACAATCGATAAACTTAATACACCGTTATTAGCTCTAATCAATACTTCTTTATGACCGAGGGTTGATGCAGCTTTTTTAAGTTTATTAAGAGTGTCATTATCTAGTGTAAACTTTACATCAGGCTCTGGCATAGAAACATCTTTTGTAGGTGTTGTTAATGTCTCAGCAGCTGAATAGAAATACTTTACATTAGATCTACCTGACTCATCAGATATAACAACGAAATCATTATTGAATTCAAGGCTAGGATTATTGACTAAACCAGTTACACCGATGAATTCATTTAAATCATAGATGCCAAAGTCTTTGTCAAAGGTTTCTGGTATTTCAGCTTTAGCTACGACATTACGAGCTTCGCTAATAGTTTTAATAGGACTTCCGGCTGTAATCAAAATGTTTTGATTAATTGACGAGAAGTTTCTAAGGATGTCCAAGGTGGAATCACTTAATTGCATTATATACTCCTTTTGATTTTATAGTTCTATTATACCACAGTTTTTACTAAATGTACACCGTTAAATGCATTTAAACTTTCATTTTAGAGAAATTTCTTTCTTTAACAAATTCAATCTTAGCATCAAACTTACCGTCTAGTATATCTCCTTTATGTGATATAATAAACGTATTAGTATCTTCACCAAGTGTGTTTAGTATTTTCAATAGATTTTCAACACCATCATGATCTAATGATGAGTCAAAGGTTTCATCTAATATTAGTAAGTTAGTTGAAACCGAGTTTTTCATCTTTGCTATTTGACGCCATGTAAATAACAACGATAAATCGATTCTTTGTTTTTCACCTTCACTGAAAGATTCATAAGTAAAGTCATCTCTGAATCTTGATCTTATAGTTTCTTGAAAGCTTTCATCTAAATCAAATGACACGAAGAAATCGAGTACTTGTAGATGTTGATTAACAAGTTTATTAATTGCAGGTAAATACTGTTTTATTATTTTTGTTTTAATTCCAGTGTCTCTTAGCATTTCTGCTATAACACTATTGTAGTTAATCTGTTCTGTTACTTTCAATCGTTCTTCTATTAAGTCTTCTTTGTCAGTAGAAATATTTTGTAATTCTAATCTGGCCGCATCAAGATCTGTGCTTACTTCTTCAGAAAGGTATGACCTTAAGTCATTATTACTTTGGTTTAACGATTGTATTTCTCTATTATT